CCATAGTTGTGGTATCCAATTTTGAATTTGGTATTCAGAATCTTTGATCTGGCTCGGCTGTTACTACACTATATCTTGTCGTTATAACTGAACCTTCTTTTAGCGTAATGCTATCAGAAAATACACCACTTGCAGAAAAAATAGTTTTTGAATCAACGTTCGAAAATACAAAAGATGTGCCATCAACCGAACCAACAAATTTAGTAAATGCTGGAATATTAATGCTCGCAGGAGAACCACTCACAGTTAGTGCTAAAGTTCCTGTGATAGATGCTGACGATGTTGAACGTGGCACATAATTTAAAGAATTTGCTAGGTTCACAACAGAATTTCTTTTTTGTGCTGTGCTAAGAAATGTTTCAGATGCTACCATGTTCAGATAGAACGAATTGTAATATGTATTGTATGCCAACAAGTCTAGAAGAACGGAGATGCCAGCACCATCAAAGTTATAATCTCTGAATTGATCTTGTGACTGCAAATATCTTTTGAAGTTATCTTTGATACCCTCAAAATTAAGTTCGTCTACTCTTAAATTATTTTCTATGGCCATTTTATGCCGCCCTCGTTAACGATGTTGATATAGAATCCACTCTATTAATGTTCTTTATGATATATTGTATGTTTAATGTGATTCCGTATTCTTCGTACTTAATGTCTATTTCATTAACACTAACTCTAGGCTCATGTCTGCCAATTGCATCGGTTATCTCTTTTTTCATGTTGAATTCAGTAAATCCAGGTTCATATTGAAAAAGATATTCACTCAAATTACATCCATAAAATGGATTGAAAGGTCTTGTGCCCTTCTTTGTTTTAATCAAATTCATTATTGATCTTTTAATTGCCGTCTCATTTGTGATAGGACGCACATCTCCACTCACCGGATGGGGAGTGAAGTCTAAAGATAAGTCTTTGAAGAATGCGATTTCTGCCATTTTTTTCTTTTATTTATGTCTGTTATTCGGCAGTCTTTGAGTCTTGTATTTCTTTTCTACGTTCTTTTGCGGCTTTGGTAAACTCTGCTAATGCTTTTCTTGCTCTGGTGCCAGCTGATTTGTTGCCTTTGTTCTGAAATTTGTCATTCTCTGCAAGATATGATTCAAATAAATTTACTAAGTTTTCGTGATTCGTCATTATTATTTCCTTATAAAATGTTGACTTTTGCTTGACAGTATGCTATATTACTGTGTAGACTGTGATTTTAGATATCTGTTATAACTGTGATTGCTGTATTAGGTACTGTTGCTGTCGTTGGGCTATTCAACCTCTCTTCAATCGTTGATATTCTCAAAAGCAATGCGCTGAGTGTAGTGGTATTTGCACTATCTGAAAGAATTAAATTATTGCTTCCGTTCAGCGTTAAATTTTTAGTTGAAGTTATAACACTATTGTTAGAGGACTCAATTGAAAAATCATTGCCATTGATAGTGATATTGTTTGAAGATTGTATTGTTACATTGCTTGTATTTGCTATTCTAATCTTAGCATTATTTATTTCCCACAAAACATCATTTTTATCAACAACATTTGCAAAGTTTCGAGTCAAACTTGATGCTGTGCCAAAATACGATGAAGCGGCTTCTGGAATTGCAGGAAGATATCCTAAGATTGCAGGCTCTTGTGCAGACAAAGCATCTAAGAAGAAACCAAAAACCCATTCACCAAGTCTAGGCGTTCCGTAGAGGTTTGGTGTATTTAATGGATGAATAGATAGTGCCCAAGGTAAATCAGCAGTCGGAACTAAATTAGTTGACTTTGCTGGATGATATCCAAAGCATCTCACTTTGCATCTGCCAAGCGTCAGAGGATCGTTGATATCTTCAACGATTCCAATCCACCAAACAAATCCATCTTGACCAATAAAATTTTTCATCAATTAACTCATATTTTTGAAATACTGAATTTCTTTTTCCTGTTGAGCAATCCATTCGTCTGATGGTTTACCTTCACCTTTGTAGTAGCGTAATGGCTTGCCAGTCTTCTTTGAGACTAACGCCCATTTACCATCCACTTGCTTGAGTGTCTCAATCAATTCTGGACCAAAAACTTCTTCTTCCCACTCTTCAGTTGAAAGTGTGGTGCCTTGTATAAACTCTTTAAATTTTTTCATAGTCTGTCCAACTCTGATGTGTCTACTGCGCCGGGAGGAACATTATCTTTAATCCAAGTGAGTAATTGTTTTTTCACATCAAGTTCCTTTTTAGCAGGCTTTCCTGGTTCTTTAAGTACCAAGTACTTGAAGTCTTTGATAACAGGATTGCCTTTTTTATCTTTGTATGCTTTGCCTGTTTGTGGATCAACTATAAAAATTGTATTTTCTGGATTATTTAGAATCACATAAATACCTCCCTGTACTGAGGGTGGCATTGATCTTGTCACTAAGTTATATACAGTCTGTGCCGCACCTGCGTGAGTCGCAAGCAAAATATCTTCTGGCACAACTCTTGCCCTTGATTTGTTATTCTTGATTGCAATCTGATAATTAGTCAGTACCCAAGATACGTGAATGTTCTTTGGTTCATATCCAGCGGCAAACAACTTTGGCAAAACATCTGTCATGTCTGAAATTTCTTTGAATGTGCTGTCAAAAATAAGATTTGGCAATTGCCCTTTTTCAGCGCCAGCAAGCATCAAGTCTAACGTCTTATTTTTTACGTCAGTTGCACGAATGAGAACGTGTAGAATATAAACGTGAGTTGGCGTTTTCAAATCCAATTGACCCATCTTTAAATTCTTGTCAGTCAATTCTCTTTGAATAAGTTCTTTGTCTTTTTCAGAAATCTTGTCGCCGTACTTGTCTAGCAAGTTTTGGGTTGTAAATTTACCAAGCGCATCTAACTTTTGAAATGCAATCTTCAATTCATCAACGTCACGTATTTTAAACTCAGAGCCTTGCATAAAATGTTGAACAGCAAATCCTTTGCCCGAACCTGCACCACCAGCAAGGAACACAATCTGCCCATACTTTGCGCCGTTGTTGTAAAGAATTTGCTTCTCTACAAGTTGAGTCGCTTTGTAGTCTTTTAAATCTACGTACTCTGAAAATTTAAGTTTTAAACTCATTTGAAGTAACTCTCTTATAAGTATTGTAACTCTGACAAATCTTTTTGTGTCAAATCGTTTTGATTAAAATTCATCGGAATTGAACCTCTTGATAATTCCAATCTTTTGATATATGTTGTTAGTGTAATATTGTGTTTGACTCCAGACACAAAGTATCTACCACTATGATACTCATCCGTAAGAAGATTTGATTGCCCAGGTAACATTTTTTTATCTAGCGAACTGGGAATCACAAGATTGACAATATGTCCAGCACCAATATTGTTTGTTGCGCCTTGAATATCAACTTCTATCTTAAACATGCTCTTCGATAAACTGCCAAAAATATTATCTTTTAGCCAATAACTTCTTTGAATTGACTCATTGAAGTATGGAGAAGAGAAGATCAATTTTCTTCCTGGAGTTTCTCCGTTGTTATTGTCGTAAGTATTAAAGATATTGTTTTTGTCTATAAGTTTGTTTGTATAAAAGTCTTTAGTGCCATTCTCATCTCTCGAATATCCGACATTAGTTACTGTGGAATTTCTCTTGATTGGATCAAGAGATGTTATTGTCGTATTGTAATGTCCAAATAGCATCATTTCCAGATGATTAAAGTTATCTTTTTTTGTCAGTCTTTTAGTTCGAATATAACTTGGTTCAATTTTAGCGTCTTCATTTGGACTATAAACTACATTGTGAATACCACTTGTGGTAGTATCTTCCACTAACTTATCATAACTTCCAAAAAAGTGTGTCGATGCAAATGCTTTTCCATCAGCATATGTTCCAACTACAGGAAAAAATCTTTCAAAGAACAAAAAGAATTTTGATCCAGAACAAGACCTTTGCGCCATTGCTTCAATTGCTTTGTGTGGCATTAATCCTGTAGATATGAAAGGATTAGTTAATGTTATCTTTGGATCCTCTAACATCAAATCATTTGAAGACATTTCACTAAAAATAGAACGAACAGCAGTCGCAATAGACATGTTCTTATAACTTTTATATAAATTCTTTTTCATTGAATTTACAAAACTTCTAGATGAAAAATAGAGTAAGTATCTTGCGCCTAAACTTTCCATATTAAGTGTGTGTGCGCCAATCTTATTGACAATCAAATCTTCACGCCAAATTAAAATTTCATTTGTGTTTGGCTTAGCAAATTGTATCAGTAACTTTTCACCACCTTGAAGTTGAAATTTTTCTATACCTCCGCCAAGGTCAGTCAAAGTAATTGATCCAACAATTGCAGATGAAAATATATTCTCATCAATATCTAAACTTTCAAATGCATCTAATAAAGATATCTGCAAGCCTTGTCTTGTCACAATAGACAATTGATTGATTACAAAACTTCCTCCAATTGCTCTTGGTACTATATCTTTTGTGTTTAGTGTTAAATTCGCATTTTCGAATCCAACATCATCTTCCATTCTTCCGAAAGGATTAGATAAATTATAATTTTCTGAAATTGCCATATGTTATACGATCGGCTTACTTAAGATCGATCTTAATCCTGATTCTAGTGTGCTTATCATATTTGGATTTAAAATTTTAATTTTAGACTTATTTGTATTTAATTCTAATTCATATTCATAAACTGTTTCTAGACTTCTACTGTTTGATGGTAAACTTGTATATTCTAATACATCAATTATATTTCTGCTAGAATCATAGTAATACTTTGTCGTTGACAGCGCAGTTTGTAAACTGCCATATTTTTCTGTGAGATATTGTTTAAATGTTTCAGAGTTTTTTGGCCAATCATCATACATGCTATGCACATTGTTAGTCAGCATGATGATCCAATCGTATCCTGGATTGCCATAAAATTTGTATGAAATGTAGTCAGGACTTTCTCCGTCTTGCACAACATATGGTGTATATCCAATCGATCTATATTGTGTGATATAGTTTTTTAATTTTGATACGACATTGATATCAATTGCTTTTAGATAGTTGTAGTCATCTATCTTATAAGCGATTTTGGGGTAGTATGCAAATACACTCATTAGAAAATTGTCCTATTTCCGCTTTGTCCGTCTGCAATCTGTCCTGCCAACGGCAATGTTGTTTCTCTTAAACCAATACTCAGAGTAACTTCTGATGGGTAATATTTACCAGTATCAGTTTCGTTAGAAAAGAAAACCATTTTATTTTGTGATCCATAATCAACTTGTACATTTTCTATGACGCAGAACTCACTAGCAAAAACTTCTGCCAAGCCTGCATCGGCACCATTAGGTGATCTTTGTAAAACAATTTGAAATTTACACATGTCTGGATATCCAAAACTAAATGTTCTATTTGATGAGCCTGCTACATTTCCTCCAGCAAAAAGAGAAGTTATTTGATCGTTTGTGAGTTTAGTATTTTCTGCCGCTTCTTTTTCTCGGGTGGCTTGGTCTTCGGTCTTATCATCATCAACTGAGTTAACTGTTGAACCTTCGGCCGTTAGATCACTACCGGCTCCTTTAGCTGATGATGCAATTCTAAACGTTTTAATGATATTCATCATTTTTTCTGCTTCTTCTTTGCTTGTTGGTTTCATTACAAAAGGTAGAGTAAATCTTCTAAAGGTTGGACCCGAATAAATTAATTGTTGAAATGTATTCAAAACTTTTCTTGTCATAAATTCATATTGTGCTTTTCCTGACAGACCAGCAGATTGAATAAAACCTGCGGCACCAGCACCGCCACCAACTAATTGTTTATAAAGCGCATCAACTCCACCTTTAACGGTGGCGAATGAAAAGGCTATGGCTCCATCTGCCGTTGGTTGACCAAAAATATTCTGGCTTTCTTGATATCCATTTTGAAGTGCGCTTTGGAACGCTCCAGCCATACGTATAAATAAGATTGGTGATCCAGTTGCTTTAAATTTTCCTAAATTATCGTAGAATTCAAATCGAGCCATGGGAGTTATAAAGTTAGAATGTCCATAATCGGAACCAAAAATTATAGTTCCACCCGCTGGATATGGTCCTGTGTTTGTGTTTAAACCAAATGGCGTAGAGGTTGCCATATTTTTAATTCCTTATTAAATTCTATTATTCTATTTATGTCATACAAAGGTAAATTTAAACCTAAAAACTATCAAAAGTACAAAGGTAACCCAACAAATATTACATATCGGAGTTTGTTGGAAAGAAGATTTATGGTCTACTGTGATGAGACTTCATCTATACTCGAATGGTCTTCTGAAGAAGTTGTTGTGCCGTATGTGTCTCCTGTTGACAATAGATATCACAGATACTTTGTTGATTTTTGGATGAAGTATAGAGACAAGAACGGAGACATTAAAGCTGTGCTAATTGAAGTCAAGCCAGACATACAAACACGCCCTCCAGTTAGAAAAAACACACCCAATGGTAAACCAACTAGAAGATTCATCAATGAAGTAATGACATGGGGTGTCAATCAAGCGAAATGGGAAGCAGCCACAAAATACTCAATTGAAAGAAATTGGGAATTTAAAATCATAACCGACAAAGATTTGAGATAAATAGAAGATGATATTTGATAACATACTCATTCAAGGCGCTAGACAAGGCATCATTCCTGCAAGAACAGTTGCGGCAAGGGATTGGTACAGATCAGCCGCAGGCAAATTAATGTCAAACATAACTCCAGGAGTCTTTGAGAAGAGAACAGATGAAGCCAGAAAAGTTTCATCAATGGAATTTGGATATATGTATGCATTCAAGTATGACCCAAAAACAAAAAACGATTTACCATACTACGACACATTTCCATTAATCTTTCCTGTAAGAATGGACTCTGATGGATTCTTAGGAATCAACTTTCATTATTTGCCACCAGTCTTACGTGCTAAATTAATGAATGCATTGTACTCGACATTGACAAACAAAAAATATGATGACACAACAAAAGTCAAAATCTCATACTCTATTCTACAGTCTGCATCTAAGTACAGATTCTTTAAACCAATGCTAAAGAAATATTTAAGAAGTCATGTGCGTTCTCAATTTTTAGAAGTACAAGTGAATGAGTGGGACATTGCTATCTTTCTACCAACAGAGTCTTTCAGAAAAGCAGACACAGGTCGTGTTTGGGAAGAGTCACGCAAACAAATAGGAAGAACATAAGATGGCAACAAACTACGCAATAGCAAATTTACGTTCCAAAATAGGAACACTTCTTCGACCAAATAATTTTAGTGTTAAATTGTCTCTGGCTAGTACTACTGGTAGATCAGATCAACCACAACTATCTACAATAGCAACTACATTTGAATTTAGGTGCGAGAAAGCAGAAATACCAGGAAGAACAATTGCTACTAGCGATGATATGGGATCAGGACCGTCACTAAAACTTCCATACGATACAACATATAATGATATTCAACTGTCTATCATTTGTGCTTCAGATATGGCTGAACGTAAATTCTTTGAAAAATGGATGGACTTTATTGTCAAACCTGGCGATGTTGCACAGGCTGGAACTGTTGCATTCTATTCGGAGTATGCTTTGGGAAATAAACTTGAGGTTTCTCAACTTACTGATGCTGGAGTACCTGCTATAACATACACATGTCATCACGTTTATCCTATTGCAATTACACCCATGAATGCAACATGGGAAGAGATTAACACTTATCAGCGATTTGGCGTAACACTTGCGTATAGATATCATACATATGCGTAACTTTTTTTAATATAACTACCGGAGAAATACTATGGCTTTACCAAAAATTAGCAATCCAATATTTGAATTGACTTTACCATCGAC